GATACGGTCGATAGGCGGACGGTGAATCATAGCGATTCCGCCGACCATCGTCACAAGGCCAGGACGATCGACGCCCGTGGACGACAGAAGCTGACCATAGCCCTGAAGCGGTCCTTCGATGATGCAGTCCCCACCCATAAGGATCGCTTGCCGAACAGTCACGCCTGACGTGCCAGCAACCGTCGGAGCTTCAGTGTTACGCACCCAGTCGATGCCAGCGAACCGACCGATCGACAAGTCACGCCACACCGGAGAATCTTCGCGGCCCTGCAATGCCTGTTTGAAGTCGGCATCGCCGAACAACTGTTGTTCAGTGATCGCGTCAATGTGGGCCACGTAGTACCCACCAACTGTCGGGACGTTGTTCTGACGAAGTTTCGCCACCGCGGCGGTGAAATTCGACAGCGTAATCGTGTCCGAACTGGTCAGTTTCTGGTTCGTGGTCTTCGCACCAGGACGTACAATCACCGGAGCATTCACGGCCACAACAGGATCGCCACTGGCCCATGTGATTGCGGTGTCCAGCGTCAGTGTGCTCGTTCCGGTGTTCACAGCCGTCACATTGACTGCCGTTCCATTCACCGTGATCGGCAGTTTATTCGACGCGCTGACAGGCACAGGCAAGCCGTACTTGCCATCCGGACCCGCAAGCATTTGCGCCGTAAATCCGTTCACGTTGTTCACAACAAGCGCCGTTGTTGCCGATCCGGCACTTGTGGCATACGTGTTGCCGCTCAAATACGCGTTGTACAACTTGTCGCGCGTCAAGTGATTCAGCGACTGGGCCGCATTGAAGGCCAGCTTCTGATTGTCCTCCAAGAACTTCGACGCAAGCGCGATCTGGCTGGATAGCATGTTGGTATCCATCGCGTTTCCGTAGCTGTTCAGGCTCATGGAATACTGCTCAACCGTGTAGTTTTGGGCTGTTGGGTCTGTTCCAACAGTGAGTGGCGTCGTCACAGGAAGCAGAAGGCCAGTTCGTGTGAATGTCACAATCTCGCCGAGGTTCGCCTGGAATGGGCGTTGCGTGGCTAGATTGCGATACAACAGTGCTGGCGTGAGTGCTTCCTGATACATCCGGTCGAGAATGCCGTTTTGAACGATCGCTTGAATCTCTGCCGGAAATGCGTTGATAGACAATCTACTTCACCCCTAGTTTTCGAATGATGTTTCTAAATGCGGATACCATACTCCGAAAGTTTCGCCGCCGCCTGATCTTTTGAAGCCGTGCGAAAGTCCACAGGCTGACCAGCGCCGCTCCCTGGATTTGAAGCCACACCAACAGGCGTTTGCCCCTGCTGTCCTGGTGTCAGGTGTTGCTTGAACGCTTCGGCATCAGCGCGAATCTCTGCTTCGTTTGATCCGAAGATGCGATCCGCGAAATGCGCTGGAATGCCCATTTCCGTTAGCACATTCGTTTTAATCGACTTCACAGTGAATTCGGCAATCTGCTTGTCGCGTTCTGCGATCTGTGTTTCCAATTCCTTTGCACGGGCCGCGATCTTTTCCTGTTCAGTCATTTGCGACTGCTTCAGGGCTTCCAGTTCAGCGGCTTTCGTCTTCAGGTCTTCATAATCTGCGAATTGCCCCTTCTGACGGGCCAGTCGATCTGCGACAATCTTGTCGATCTCTGCCTGTGTGAAGGTTTTGTCCGTTCCGGCTCCCATGCCGCCGTCGCCAGTCCCTTGTCCTGCCCCGCCAGTTGCGCCAGCGCCATCAGTCCCGCCTGTTGCACCCGCGCCAGCGCCACCTCCGCCACCAGCCGCACCCGCGTCAGCGTTGAAAAATAGCGTGAAGCCACTCTCGAGCCAGTTCCGGTTCATTTTCATTTCTTGTTTACCCCTTTCCGTGTTTTACGTCCCGTCAGACGATTCGCCGCCCGTTTAACGTCAGCGCGTAGGACAATAATGCTAGTCTTCCAGTGCTTTCTTCGCTTCTTCGATCGTGATAACCACGCCGTTGCACTCAATGAAGCTGACTTTCTCCGTATCAGTGCCGTCGATCTGCCGCTGAATGTCGCTTACCACAGTGTCAATAACGCCTAAGTCCTCGTCCGGTAGTCGCGAAGCCACATATGCTGTCAACTTGTCCATGTCCAACACTCCTCTTTGCTTGTCTCGTTAATCAAAGTATAAACGAATGCTAACTGTAAATACTAGAAACATTTTCAATCTTGAAAATCGTCCGCGTTGTTCTCGTCAATGCCGTCACCCGATCCGTCCATCAGGTCAGGAACATACAGCCCATAAGCGTGGCGGCATCGAGGATGGAACAACCCTTCAGCCCGTGCGTCGTCCAGTGTGCCATCGATCGGGTAGTCGCCATCATAGCTGTCGTCCAGCGCGAGGACTCGACCTTCCCACGGCGCACACCTCCGGCATGACCCGCCGTGTTCACTGACCATGACCAATTGCTGATCGTTTTCCAGCAGACGGTTTCGTGTGCCTTCCAGATGCGCTTCCATCGTCGTCGTCACGCTGACCATGTCGGCATACGTGGACATATCCCACGCGCGCCCTGCCTTGTCTGTGAATCCCGTGATGCCGTTTTCTGCTAGGCTGTCCCGAATCTTCTTTGCGGCTTTCTGCCAACTGTCATAACCGACGATCGTGCCGCGCACCGATGCCAGTGATATCGAACGAAACAAGTCATCCACGCGCCGACCTATGAACGCCGTCATATCCTGAAGCCGCCCATAGGTCGATTGCGCCAGAATGTTCGCGGCTTGTTGGTGAATGGCCCCGAACCCTGCCGCGACATGTGCGGCGGCCATCTGTGCGTCGGCTTCTTCGATCGCCTTTGTGTAGACTGCCGGAATAGCCGATTGCGACCACTGGCGCGAGCCTTGTTCCAGTTCAGCCAGGATCACCTTCACGTTTGCCAGGATGCCGCGCACGTAGGTCGTCTCATTGCCCTTGACGATGCCGCGACTGACTTCGTTGATTAGTTCCTTTTCCGCCGCCTGGTACAGCTTGACCAGCTTCGCGGCTTCGGCATCGCTGAATGCGACCAGTTCTTCGTTCTTGCCAGCCATTCAGGTTATGCCCCTTTCGGTTTCACTGGCGGCGTCAACGGGTCTGTGCCTTTCAGGGGATTCGTAGGTGTCTGGTTAAAGTTCTGCCCCTTGTTATCCGGCTTGTCGTGGAGCGGCGGCACAACCATCGGCTGGGCTGGCGGGACCACACTGTTCGCGGCCTTTTCTTCTTTGATGTGTTCGACCTCATCCTGCAACGCATCACCTTCCAGGTTATACAGCCGCCGCACGCTGGATTCTAGGCTCGACAGCCCCGCCGTGTAGCGTTCGACCTCGACATTCGTGACTTCCTGCTCATCGCGTGGCAGACCGTCCTGCCAGTCGATCGTGATTGACTCGTTCGTCAGATCGACTGCGCCCTTCAGCCGCTGTTGCAATTCTAGCTGGCTGGCGAGGAACAAGACATTTTTCAGCGCGGGATCAAAGCGCATCCGAATCCGGTTCACCTTCGCCAGTGCCGCCATCATCAGTCGACGCAATGCCGAACCGGATTCCGCCAATCCTGACTTCAGTTGACCGAATGCCGCCGGACTCGTTTCTGACAAGAAATAGAGTTGTTCCATCAGCGTGTCGAACTCTTTGAACGCCGCTTCCAGTTGGCCGTCCCATACGACATACCCTGGCGGGCTGTCGCCATGCTCCAAGGGATAGAACTGCCCACCGCCGCGAATGACCATCTGCCCCGTGGCCTTGTCCTTGATGAGCGCCGTTGCTGGCCCGTACATCGACGGGTCACTGTGCTTGTCCAAGATGCGAGCGATCTGGCTGGCTCGTATTTCTAACTCCTGAACGATGCTGTCGATATCGGTGTAGTCGTCTAGCCCCGTGGCCCGATCGGTCGTAACAAGATTGTGGACCGGAACGATCAGGAAGTCGTCAATGTTTGTTTCTTCCTCGAACTCTGACAGGAGCGACGACAGGCGCCCGTCTTTCACCAGGAATTCGCGGTATGTGATCTTGCCCTTTTCATGGATCTCGCACTTCATGTGGACGTCGTACTCTGCGCCAATCCCGATCTTCGCAATCATGCCAGGCATTCCAGCCTTCGGAACCTTGAAGTCCCACGCGATCACATGCGCTATGACGTCTTTGACGTTGTCAGGATGCACGACCGGAAACCACAGCGACGGATTGACTGGTTCGATGATCGCCGTCTTCCCTGGCACGAAACGAACCTTGAACACACCCGTACCGAAGCGGCTGACGTCAATCGCGACCTCGTAAGAAACAAGGTCCAGACTGTTGTCTTCCCGAATACGGTCGAGCGCATCCTGATTCGGATTGTCAATATCCTGATCGCCGTCGCCGTCCTTGTCGCCTACCGCAATCTCTTTGCCTGGCACACTGAATTTAGGTGGCTCTCCCAGCAACAGATCAGCCCACAGCACCGACAGGCGTTTATGCCAGTTGAAGATCAGCCGCATCGTCGCTTGCTGGTCGTCACGCAACAGGCGCACCCAGTCTTTATAAACTAGTTCGTGCTTCGATTCGAACAGTTTGCGATTTTGCTGATACGCGCTCAATCTGTCAGTCTGACTGTTTGGAATCCACTGGCCGCCTACCTGGACGAATGACAAGTCTGTCAGTATCGTGGGCGTGCCCCATATGTTCTCGTTCGGGTCGTTCGAAAAGTCCGCCATTGTTTCACCCCTTTGTCATTTACCAGCCCATAGGCTTTGGAATCGGTCCGTCAATGTGCGGTCTGCCGAATACCGAAAACA